AGAGAATTTTAATCCTGAATTCAGGATTTGTGGTTTTTCCTGAAAAAAAACAACAAATTTTAACAGGGGTTAAAGCCTACTCCCATAAGGGTTTGCCGATGGCTTGTTGTTTTTTTCCCCTAAAATGACATTGTTACTATAAAAAAATAAATATATATATAGAGAGTATATGAAAAAAAAACAACAAAAACTACAAATGGTTGAAAGGAGCTATAATGGACTTTATTGAGATCAAAAATATAGCCAACCCCAACGACCGAAAAATTGATGCCGTTTTAATGCCAACCTTAATTTTGAGAGATACGAAAGATCTATTAATAAGAGGTGGAGCATTTTACGCTTTCTGGAATGGAACCAAATGGGATACAAGTATGAACAACTTATGGTCGTCTATTGACAAGCTGGTAGACGCAAAGAAAAAAGAGATGCTTAAGTCAAATCCAAAATTGGTGATTATTGAAAAGAAAGCAACGGATGCAAGTTCAAAGGTTGCTGATGGAATTGTTAAAGCTTTTAAAATATTAGAAACGGACGCTCCAAGTTTCAACACGAGAATCATATTTGGTAATGAGCAGATTGTTAAAGAGGATTATGCCACAACCAAATTGTCCTATACACCACAGAAGGGATCAACTGAAAATCTGGATGAGTTATTAGGAACTCTGTATGATAATGCAAACTTGACTAAGTTACTTTGGGGAATGGGAGCAACACTTACAAATTCAATGCATAACATTCAAAAGTTCTTATACATCTATGGTGGTAAAGGAACCGGTAAGGGAACTGTAATAAATATCTTTGAAACCATATTTGAAGATTATGCAGCTAACATAGATCTGCACAAACTGACAGATGGTTCAACCTTTGGTACCTCTGATGTTCAAGAGATTCCAGTCCTGATTGATTCAGATAGTAACATTAGTATAATCAAGAATGATACCAACTTATTGAAGCTTACGTCACATGAGTCATTAACCGTTAATAAGAAGTATCAAGCAGAGTATGATGTAACGTTTAATGGATTGCTAATAACAGCCTCTAATCAGCGATATAAGAGCCGTAACGTGGATGCTGGTATAAATAGACGTGCCATAGTCGTAGAGCCCTCAGGGAGAACCGTAGAGCCTCACAGGTATAATGAGTTGATGGCTGGCATAATTAAAGAGAAAGCAGCAATTGCACAAAAAGCCATGGACGTCTTCAAGCAATTAGGACCAGCTGCATATCGAGATGACGTTAATACTGACATGCAAGAAGCTACAGATATTATGTTCAGCTTCATGATCGAGAACTATGAACGTCTAGGTGACTCAGTAACATTAAGAAGAGCAAATGAATTGTATAAGGATTTCCTGAATGATAGAGACCTGTCAACTGAAGGAGCCAAATCAAAATTGAAGAATGAACTTAAAAGATATTACAAGCACAATCAAGATAGAAAGATGGTGGATGGAGTGGCACAATATAATTTATATTGGGGGTTAAAGCATGATGTACTCTTTCCAAATCAAGATAAGAAAGAACCAGAAGTTCAGATGGATACACAAATGGGCTGGCTTAAATTATCAAAGCCACAAGTCAAACCATTTAGTGAGTATGGAGAAGAGTTTCCAGCTCAATATGCTAATGATAATGGAACACCTAAGAAGAAGTGGGATCAAGTTACTACAACGCTAGCAGACATTGATGAAACCAACTTGCATTATGTGCAGGTTCCGTTGAATTTAATTGTTATTGACTTCGACTTACGTGATGCAGAAGGTAACAAGAGTTTGGAACGTAATACAATGGAAGCGTCCAAGTACCCACCAACATATGCAGAAACATCTAAGTCAGGTAAAGGAGTTCACTTGCATTATCTCTATAAGGGTGACCCCACTGAATTATCATCAATTATATCTCACAATATTGAAGTGAAAGTATTTAAAGGTAATAGTTCGTTAAGAAGAAAACTAGTTCTATGGAACACAAATAAGATAGCAGAAGCAACGCAAGAAGAATTAAAATTAGAAAAGAAAACGGAGACAAAGACTATGTATGATTCAACAGATATGATTTGGAATGAACAAAAGATGAGAACAGCAATCGAAAGAAATTTAAGAAAAGAGTATCACTCAGCAACTAAACCAAGCATTGACTTCATAGATCATATTCTGAAAGAAGCGGAAAGTAAAGGGGTTCAGTATGATGTTAGTGATCTTGCAAAAGATGTCATGGTATTTGCAAGTAAGTCTACTAATCATAAAGCATATTGTTTGAACCTTGTAGCTAAGATGAAGTTTAAGAATACAGATGAAGAACAAGATGGCGGTTCCATTGAAAAAGAGAATGTATCACGTAAGACATATCCTAAAGAAGATCTATACTTCTTTGATTTGGAAGTTTATCCAAACTTATTGCTTGTTGAGTTTAAGAAGTATGGAACTGACAAGAAGACAGTCTGGTTTAATCCGACACCTCAACAGATTGAAGAACTGATTAAGAAACCTTTAGTTGGGTTTAACAATAGACGATATGATAATCATATCTTGTATGGAGCATATTTGGGTGAAACTCCTATCCAGTTGTTCCATCGGTCACAAGACATTATTAATAATACCCAAGGTGGTTTTAATGTTAATGCCTATGATTTAGCGTATGCTGACATTTATGAGTACAACTCAAAGAAGCAGTCATTGAAGAAATGGGAAATTGAAATGGGTATGAAGCATGACGAGTTTGAATTCCCATGGGACAAACCATTAGACAAGTCTGAATGGGATCGAGCAGCTGAATACTGTGGTAATGATGTGGATGCAACAAATGCATTATTTGATTATACATATGATGATTATAAGGCTAGAGAGATTCTAACAGAATTATCTGGACTCCCAATCAATGCAACAACACAGCAACAAGCTGCTAAGTTCTTATTTGGTAACGACAAGAGACCTCAAGATAAATTTGTCTACACAGATCTCAGTAAACAATTCCCAGGTTACAATTTTAACAAGTATGGTAAAGAAGAAGCTGGGCGTGGGAAGTCTACGTACCAAGGTGAAGTTGTTGGCGAAGGTGGCTATGTATATTCTAAACCAGGAACATACAAGCATGTTGTAGAAATTGATGTGGCATCTATGCATCCAACATCTTTAATTGAGCTAAACTACTTTGGACCATACACTCAAAGATTTGCTGATCTAAAGCAAGCTCGTATCTATGTGAAGCATGGAGACTTTGATAAAGCTGGTAAAATGTTTAATGGTGCATTGAAACCATATCTTGGTGATAAGGCAAGAGCAAAGCAACTGGCATATGCAATGAAGATTATTATTAATATTGTGTATGGAATGACTTCCGCATTATTCGATAACAAGTTTAGAAGTCCATTGAATGTAGATAACATTGTTGCAAAGCGTGGAGCTTTGTTTATGATTGATCTTAAGAAGGCTGCACAATCCAGAGGCTTTGAAGTAATTCATATTAAGACTGATTCAATTAAACTGGCAGAGGCAACCGATGAGCAAATCAAGTTCGTTGTTGACTTTGGTAAGCACTATGGTTATAACTTTGAAGTTGAACATATCTTTGATCGACTTGCCTTACTTAATAAAGCTGTGCTTGTTGGTAAAGTTGAAGATAATGATGAATGGCCTGACCATGGACAATGGGAAGCAATTGGGGCTGAGTTCCAAAATCCTTATATCTTTAAAACATTGTGTACTGGTGAGATGGTTAATCAAACTGACTTCTTTGTTACTAAGTCAGTTAAGAAAGGTACCATGTATATTGATGATGAGTTTGTTGGAAAGGTTGGACAGTTCTATGCTTCTAAGACGGGTGGACAATTACTAAAGCGTATTGATACTGATGCGCTTAATGAAGATGGAAGTCGTAAGTATAAGGAAGCAGCAGTAGCTGGGACTAAAGGTGTGTCCTGGAAACTATCAACTGATTATACTAACTTGGATGATGTTAATATGGATTATTATGAGCAAATGGTGTCCGATGCAGTCGCAGATGTGCAAAAAGTGGGATTAGCTCGTGACGTTTTTGGAGACAAGGCAAAACGGTACCTAGCTTAGCCTTACTCCCACAAGGGATATAGCGTGCGTGAAAAAAATCCGCAGAAAAAACATACCCTATAGTAGAGGAGGATGGAATATGCCTCCAATTTTTTTGTAGAAAAACAACAACAAGCAGAAAAACAACGACACAGAAGAGGAGATATTATGGTTAAACATAATGCAGGAACACTTAACTTAGGAAATGTAGAAATCGGCTTTAGAAACTTCGCAGGAAAAGAAACTGCATACAACCAGGCTGGTTCAAGAAACTTTGTTGTGTTCTTAGAAGATGATGAAGCAAAGAAACTAGATAAAGAGGGTTGGAACATTCGTTATCCAAAACCCGAAAAAGTAGAAGAAGGCCAAAGACCATATCTATCTATTCAAATTGGATTTAATGCATACCCACCTAAGATCTACATCATTTCAAATGGAGAACATACTGCACTTGAAGAAGATAGTTTAGGAATGTTGGACTGGGCAGATATTGAACAATGTGATATTGTTGTTCGTCCATACCATTGGGAAGTCAATGGTCAGCATGGTGTGAAAGCATATTTGAAAGCAATGTATGTAACTTTGGACACTGACGAATTTGCTGATAAGTATGGTATCATCTAGTAAGGTAAAGCTATTTGATTATCAGAAAGAGGCAGTTAATAAACTGCATTCTGGATCAATTCTTTGTGGAGCAGTTGGTAGTGGAAAAACATTGACTGCTCTCTCTTTTTGGAAGACAAACTTTAAGAAGAGAAAGCTATTCGTCATAACAACAGCAAAGAAAAGAGATACCAAGGATTGGGAAAAGGATGCAGCAGCCTTAGGAGTAAAGAACTTAGTAGTTGATTCATGGAACAACATAACTAAGTACAAATCAATTAGTGACGCTTTCTTCATATTTGATGAGCAGCGAGCAACTGAGTATGGAACTTGGGGAAAGACATTAATAAAGATTGCTCACAAGAACAAGTGGATATTGCTGTCTGCTACACCCGCTGACAATTGGATGGACTTCATGCCCATCTTTGTTGCCAATGGGTTCTATAAAAATAAGACAGCCTTCACAACTCGACATGTTGAGTATGATCGTTTTCAAAAGTATCCTAAGATTGTTGCATACCATAACACTGATCTGTTGATGAAACTACGTGACCACATTCTAGTTAATATGGATTATCATAACAAGAATGCGCGAAGCCATGAGTATTTATACTCAGACTTTAATAAAAAGATGTATCACTTTGTGCAAACAGCCCATGCTGACCCATGGAGTCGTAAGCCCTTAGAGAATCCATCACAGTTCACGCAAGTCATACGCAAGATAGTAGCAACAGATCAATCTCGTATCAACAAGCTTAAGAAAGTATTAGAGAATGAAAAGACTGCAGTCATATTCTACAATTACAATTATGAGTTAGACATACTTCGAAAAGTATTAGAAGAAGATGGCAGATCTGTTGGAGAATGGAATGGACATCGACATGATGAGATTCCAAAAGGAAAGTCATGGGCATATTTAGTGCAGTATACATCTGGATCTGAAGGATGGAATTGTACAACTACATCAACCATGATATTCTACTCTCCTAACTACTCATATCGAATTATGGAACAATCAGAAGGAAGAATAGACAGAGCAAATAATAAGTATCATGATCTGACATACTATTACTTACTAAGTCATTCTGGAATTGATAACTCAGTTATGAAAGCAATAAAAACTAAGAAGAAGTTCAATGAATCTAATTGGGCTAAGAGATCAGGAGCAAAGCAGTGAAAGAATCTATATTTCAGTCAAGGCTCATAAAGAAGATAAAGAAAAGGTTAGATGGTGCAATGGTGTTAAAGAACGATCCAAACTATATTCAAGGTGTCCCGGATTTGATTGTTCTTTATAAAAGCAATTGGGCTTTTCTAGAAGTTAAAAGGTCGCCCACGGCTAGCCATCAACCCAATCAAGATTACTACATTGAATACTGGAGCAAGTTTACATATGCTTCGTTTATCAATCCAGAGAATGAAGAGGATGTTTTAAATGCAATGGAACAAGCATTACGATCTATCTAGAAAGCACGCATTATTAGGAGCCAGTCAGAACAGTTGGCTTAACTATGACCAAGATAGAGTTCGACAGATTTATGAGAGCTCAAAGAGAAAGGAATTAGGAACTGAATTACATGCATTTGCATCACAAGCTATTAAGCATCGAATTAAATTAGGACGTTTGAAGAAGTCAGTTAATCAATTCGTAAATGATGCAATAGGATTCAACATGGAATCAGAGAAAGTATTATACTATAGTGATGTTGCCTTTGGAACAGCAGATGCTATTAGCTTTCGAGATGGTGTGCTTAGAATCCATGATTTAAAGACTGGAGACATTCCAGTTAAGAAGTTTAATCAATTAGATATCTATGCAGCCTTGTTCTGCCTAGAGTATGATGTAGATCCAACTAAGATAGAAATCGTTCAAAGATTGTACCAAGCTAATCGAATCAAAGAGAATAATCCAGATCCATATAGAATTGCAGACATTATGGATAAGATCGTGAGGTTTAGTGCAATCCTAATACAACTACAGGATGAAGAGGGAGAATAGTGATGACTGCAAATGAGGATAAGTTAAAGCATTATGGTGTTAAACGTCGTTCAGGTCGCTATCCTTGGGGTAGTGGTAAAGATGGCTATCAAAGTGAGAATCATATTTTAAGAGATGTTGATGATCTAAGAGCAAAAGGTTTAACTGATAAAGAGATCGCAAAGCATCTTGGAATTACAACTTCAGTATTACGTAGCAGAATTGCAATTGCTAATGAAGATCGTAAGAAAGCATTAAGTGAAACCGTTAGCAGTATGAAGAAAGATGGTTTATCTAATGCAGAGATTCATAGAAAGACTGGGATCCCAGAATCTACAATTAGAAACTATATTTCAACTAAGGATCAAGTTAAGACAAAGCAGATTAATACAACGACTGATACCTTAAAGAGCTTGATGAAAGAAACTCCATACTTGGATGTTGGTGTTGGTACTGAACAGCACTTAGGAATATCTAGAACTAAGCTTAAGTCATCTATTGAGAAGCTTAAAGAAGAAGGTTATTATGAGCATGACATTTATGTTCGTAGATTAACCGACAAGGATAAGTGGACAACAGTTCGAGTTCTAACTAAAGAACCTGACATTGATGTTGTAAAGTTACATAGAGATGAAATCAGATTGCCTGAAGCTTGGTCTGAAGATGGTGGACTATCATATTCTAAACTTAAGCCTATTGAGAATGTTAATTGGGATCGAGTGGCTATTCGTTATGGTGACAAAGGTGGAGTAGATCGTGATGGTCTTATCCAAATGCGCCGTAATGTAGACGACCTTGATTTAGGATCCTCTCGATATGCACAAGTTCGTATTGGTATTGATGGAACACATTACATGAAAGGTATGGCAATGTACTCTGATGATATACCTGCTGGTAAGGACTTAGTCTTTAATACTAACAAGCCTAAAGGAACACCAAAAGAGAAAGTCTTTAAAGCACAGAAGAACTCAAAAGATAATCCATTTGGTACCACTATCAATCGTCAGAAGGGTGCACTTAATATTGTTAATGAGGAAGGTGACTGGGATGGATGGTCTGGTAATAAATGGTCAGCACAATTCCTATCCAAGCAACCCACTTCATTAGTTAAGGATCGTCTAAGTGCAACATACAAATCACTTGATAAAGAGTATGCCAGTATATCTAAGCTGACTAACCCTATTGTTAAGAAGCATCTATTAGAATCATATGCTGACGGTATTGAATCTAAAGAACAGCATCTTAAAGTATTGGGTCTTCCTAGAAGTAAAGGTCATGTTCTACTTCCATTTCCTGACATGAAACCAAATGAAGTATATGCTCCGAACTATCGTAATGGTGAGAAGGTTGTACTGATTCGGTATCCTCATGGTGGTACATTTGAAATCCCTGAACTCACTGTCAATAATAAAGGACCTGCCAGAAAGATCTTAGGTAATGCTACTGATGCTATTGGTATTCATCCTAAAGTTGCACACAAGTTATCAGGTGCTGACTTTGATGGTGATGCTGTTTATCTAATACCTAATAACTCAAAACGTATTAAGGCAACATCCAGTCTAAAAGGTCTTGAGAACTTTGATCCAAACTCCTATTCTGTTGGTAAGAAGACAATCAGTCCACGACAGAAGCAAACTCAGATGGGTGTTGTATCGAACCTTATTACTGACATGACAATCAAAGGTGCATCTACTGCTGAACTAACTCGTGCTGTTAGACATTCAATGGTTGTCATTGATTCTGAGAAGCATCAACTTGATTGGAAGCAGTCAGCAAAAGATAATGGTATTGCCGCATTACAAAAGAAATACCAGAGTTGGACAGATTCAAAAGGAAAGTCACATGTTGGTGCATCAACTTTGATCTCAAGATCCAAGAAGCAGTATCAACTTCCTTCTAAAGAAGTTAAGGTTGTTGATAAGAAGACTGGCAAAGTAACAACAAAGATTAAGCGAGGCAAGACTGAATCATTAATGCTTAAGACAAAGGATGCTCGTACATTATCTTCAGGTACAGAAGTTGAGAATGCATATGCTTCATATGTTAATAGTCTTAAGAAATTAGAATCATCTGCCAGAAACCAGGCTAATCATATTCATCCAGTCGTTAGAAATAAGGAAGCCTCTAAGTTATATTCTAAAGAGGTTAAATCCTTAGAGACCAAAGTAAACATATCCATATCTAATGCACCTCGTGAACGTCGTGCTCAAATTCTAGCATCCGACATTTACTATAAAAATAGAACAGAAGATATGTCACCAGATCAAATAAAGAAGCTTAAGTCCCAGGCACTTGCTACAGGAAGAGCAAAGGCTAAAGCATCTAAGTCTGTTGTTACTATCACACCTAAAGAATGGGAAGCTATTCAAGCAGGAGCCATAAGTAATAACATGCTAGAGAAAGTATTGAACAACGCTGACATGACAAAGGTACAAGAGTTAGCTACACCTCATGCTAGAACTACTATGAGTTCAGCTAAGCTATCTCGTGCTAAGTCCCTATTGAGTAGAGGCTACACTCAGGCAGAAGTAGCACAGTCGCTTGGTGTCTCTCAGTCAACGTTGAGTAGATTAGTTAAAGGATAGGAGAACAACATGCTAACAACAATAGACAATCCGTATCAACCATCGAAGGACTATGAGAAGTGGCAGCAATGGGATCAAGACCATGGCTACTTCACAGCCGAGTACCTTGCTCGTGTTGCCAACGTTCCGGTCGATGCTGATGATGATGACGCAGAAGAATTGATTGATACAGCAATTCAAGAAATTTTAAAGAATGATGTTTTAGGAATTTACAAACTCGACGAAACAAAATAAAATATAAAAATAAAAAAATGAAAGACCCAAGGGGAGGTGCGCAAAAAATTCGCGCCCGCCCATGATCGTCCTAGCTATCCCTATTTTCTCCGGGGGTCATTTGGGAACATGTGTTCGCATTACTGTTCGCTTCATGCCTTTCATAGAGGTTCCTACACAACCCATGTCTGGCTTTAACTACGGCCTAACTCATACTAAACTATCGGTAATCCCTTCAAGAATACACATAATTAGTATGAGTGTGTTTGATCCCCTTACACAACTAATGTTAAAGTCGTGTAGGAATTTCTATTAAGGGCATGAAAGGAGGGTGATGCGTATGATGTTTGTTAAGTGGCTAGATTATACCCTTGGTCACATTTTTACTCCTGAAATAATTGCCATAGTGTCATCAATTATGGTGACGTTGTATCACATGGTCAATAGAATTGATAAGCGTGTTGATGACAACCATAAAATAATGATTGATGAAATGAAAAGTCAATTAAACCAGGAACATGAGTTAAACGAGGAACGTTACCGTGATACAACTAAAGAGATTGTTCGTCTTCAGATACTAGAAGGGATTGAATCTCGTCGCTTGTCAGCAAGTGAAGTATCGTACTTCTATAAAAAGTATAGGAAGCTTGGCGGTAATAGTTTTGTCACAAAAAAAGTAGAGAAGTATTTGCAAAGCTTAGAAGATGAAGATACAGATGGAAATCCTGACAATACAAAATAGAGGTGAAAGAGTGTGGGTACATTTATTACAACTATGATATCAATTGTGACTGTTATAATTTCATTATTGCCTATAGCAACAGCTGTTGCACATTTAATATCTGCAAAGACACGAAGTCAACGTGTTAAAGTATTGGCTGATCGGGCAGAAGTTATAACACGATCACTTGATCAAGATTTAAATAAGGATAATGATGAAAAGCATTCTGCAGGTTGTGTTAAACTAATTGAATATGCATCAGAAGTAGGAATCAAGATTACACCAGAACAGGCTTCTGACTATATCAATGCAACTGTGAATGCTATTCGACAAGCATCTAGATAGAGGTAAACAATATGGTTGAGAAAAAGAAGAGAAAAGAGAAAGCCTCGTTAAATCCAACCGCTAGAGAGAATCAATTAATTAGTTTAGCAGTTGATTTAGCAGCCAAGCAATTAAAAGATGGAACAGCCTCTCCTTCAGTCATTACGCACTTCTTAAAAATGGCTACACAGAGAGATCAGTTGGAACAAGAGGTATTAAGAAGTCAATCCAAGCTAGTTAAAGCAAAAGCAGATAGTATTGTTAATGCTGAGGATAAGAGTGGATTATATACTGAGGCCATTGAGGCACTTCGAGGGTATGGCAGTAAAAATGACGAGACGTAGTTATTCAGAAGCCTTAACATATGATTCATACGGTGATCGGTTTAAATATTTAGCTCTACATGGAGAGATTGATTCCCCAAGAGCCATTGCTGAAGGTTTTTACAAGTCACCAGGATGGGTTAAGGTGCGAAAAGAAATAATACGTAGGGATCTCGGATGTGACTTGGCAGTTATGGGATGCGATATTGCTGGACGTATCATTGTGCATCATATTAATCCTATTACAGAAGATGACTTATACGAGCATACTGAGAATTTAGTTAATCCTGAAAATTTGATATGTGTATCTTATGAAACACATAATGAATTGCACTATCATAAAGGAACCATATACGAAAATCCAATAGATAGAAAGCCTGGTGATACACAATTATGGTAAAAGTTCTTGCTGATGTAAAAGATATATTAAATGTATCAAAAGACGACGATGGATTTGATGCCGAGTTATTAACAGACATAAATTCGTCAATGGCAGCATTTAGTCAAGTTGGCACTATTGCCCCAATACAACTTGTTGATGCTGACACCGATTGGGATACTGTACTAAGTCCTGACGACAAAAAGAAAAATGAAACATCTGTACTTCTTAAGCAGTACGTGTATTTGAAGACAAAAGTTTTATTTGATCCGCCACAGCCTACCACTCTTTCCGCAATGAACGAAGCAGCAAAAGAACTTCTTTGGAGATCTGAACAATTATTAACTCCAGATGAACTTGAAAGGAGGTGATAATAAATGGTAGATGTAGACAGTGTGTATGTTGATAAGCTAGTAGCAGACATTCAACATCATGGAATAAAAGGAATGCGTTGGGGTGTTAGACAAAGGGTTCAGTCAACAGGAGAGCCTAACGCACGTCAACAACGAAAAGAAGATAAGGCATACGCCAAGGCAAGTAGAAAACGAGCTAAGGGATGGTCTAAGATGTATGACCGTCGAGGCGAAATGTCGAATCAAGAAATATCAACAGCTGTATCAAGATTAAGACTAGAAAATGAGTTCCAACGACAGGTTCAAACAGCACAAGCACAATCAGCTAGACGATCAAAAGGACGACAGTACATTCAACAAGTTGGACGAATGAAAGTGCCAACACAAAATGGAAATCGAGAATTGACTGGATTAGTTGCAAGTGCATTGGTTGCTGCAGGAACAACTGCCTATAAGAAGCATAAACAAAATAGCTAAGTGTACAAGGAGGTGAGTCTATGACATTATCTAATACAGCTGTTCCTCGATATTACAATGAATTTAGAAACCAAGTTCTTGATGGTGAAATTCCTGTTAATAAAGAGGTGTCCCTAGAGATGAATCGAATAGACTTCCTCATCAATAGTAACGAGTATTATTATGACGATGAAGCAATAGATGGGTTCGTTAAGTTCTGTGAAACTGAAATGACTTTAACAGACGGTTCACCAGTTAAGTTATTGCCCTCATTTAAACTATGGGCAGAATCATTATTGTCATGGTTCTATTACAGTGATGAGAAGTTCTACAATCAACAGGACCGTAGATACGAGATCCATACTGTTAAACGAAGATTGGTAAACAAGCAATTCCTAATAGTTGGACGTGGCGCTGCTAAGTCGATGTACGATTCTTTTATACAAGCTTATAACTTGGTTATGGATCGAACTACCACGCATCAATTAGTCACCGCTCCAACAATGAAGCAAGCTAATGAGACGATGGGACCTATTCGAACAGCTCTGTCAAGATCCCCTGGACCTTTGTTTAAATTCTTAACAGATGGCTCAGTAGAATCAAACTCATGGTCTAAGGTTGGGATGGCTTCAACAAAGAAAGGGATTGAGAACTTTCTAACCAACTCTTTGTTAGAGGTTCGTCCGATGTCTGTTGATAAGTTGCAAGGTTTGAGAACCAAAGTTAATGTTGTTGATGAATGGCTTTCTGGTCATGTCAAAGAGGACGTGATTGGAGCCGTTGAGCAAGGTGCCTCAAAGGTTAAGGATTACACGATTGTAGCTACCAGTTCTGAGGGAACAGATCGTGACGGTGTTGGTGATACAATCAAAATGGAGTTAGAAAACATACTACATGGAGATACGTTTAATCCACACGTTTCAATCTGGTACTACAAACTGGATAATCTTGATGAAGTGAATGAACCTGAGTTATGGCTTAAAGCAAATCCTAATCTTGGAGCTACTGTAAGTTATGATGCGTATCAAAGAGAGGTTGATGAGGCAGCGGCTGCACCATCTAAACGTAATGATATGCTAGCAAAAAGATTTGGTATACCAGTTGAAGGATACACCTACTACTTTGTCTATGAGGAAACTTTACCAACAAAAGCTAAACAGAATTATAACGGGATGAGCTCAATTCTAGGAGCCGATTTGTCACAGGGTGATGACTTCTGTGCCTTTACATTCTTATTCCCATTGGAGAATGGAAAATACGGAATCAAAACTCGTTCATACGTATCAGATTCAAAAGTAAGGAAGCTAACATCAGCCATGCAAATCAAATATCAAGAATTTGTTGAAGAAGGTTCATTAATTATTATGGATGATCCAACATTGGACATGAAAAAGGTGTTCGATGATCTTAATGAGTTCATTGATAAGCACGAGTACATTATTGAAGCCTTGGGATATGATCCATACAATTCTTATGAGTTTATTGAATCGTGGAAGATATATAATGGATCCTATGGATTGGAAAAGGTACGTCAAGGTGCTAGAACTGAATCTGTTCCCATGGGTGATCTCAAGAATCTTGCTCAAGCAAATTGTTTAATCTTTGATGAGTCGTTGATGAGCTTCTCAATGGGAAATGCAGTTGCAATAGAGGATAATAATGGTAATCTAAAATTGTCTAAGAAACGTTCTGACGAGAAGATTGATAATGTTGCTGCTTTGATTGATGCATGGGTAGCTTACAATCGTAATAAGGAGGTATTCATGTAATGGGTCTAACAGATAGATTCAAAAGTGCTTGGAATGCGTTCACATCCAAAGATGTCAGTAACTCTAATTTAGAGTATGGATATGGAAGTAATTCAGCATTGATTCGACGTCATGCATTATCTGAATCTTCTCTGGCTAGTACCGTTTTTAATAGGATTGCCATTGATTCATCTATGGTTAATATTCTGCATGTTAAAGAGGATACAGAAACCGGAAATCAAACTAAGGTTGACTCTGGTTTACAAAAGTGCTTGAGAGATGAAGCAAACGTCGATCAAACGGGTCGAAGTTTTATGCATGATTTAGTATATTCATTACTTGACTATGGTGTCGTAGCTATTGTACCGGTAGATACAACCAAGTCATTATTGAAGACGGAATCATACGATATTGTATCAATGAGAGTAGGTAGAGTTGTTACCTGGTATCCAAGAGCTGTTCGAGTGTCACTATATAATGACCAAACAGGTCGAGAAGAAGAGATAACGTTACCAAAGTCAACGGTTGGTATTATTCAGAATCCTTTGTACAGTGTAGTTAATGGAAACAACGGAACATTAAGACGGCTCATTAGGAAGTTAGCAATTGCTGATAACCTTGATGATCTAGAGTCTAGTGGAAAGTTAAATCTTATATTGCAACTGCCATATACTGTTAAAGGTGCTGAACGTACTAAGATGGCAAAGCAACGTGTTGAGCTGTTACAGAAGCAAATGGACGAAAGTAACAAGTATGGCATTGGTTACGTGGATGCTTCAGAGAAGATCACCCAACTAAATCGTCCAATAGCTCCAAACATGCAAAGTGAAATTGAGTATTTAACAAAGGAATTCTACAATGAAATAGGACTCACAGAAAATGTGTTTAACGGGACAGCAAATGAAGCGGAAATGCGAGCATACTATAACCGTACGATTGATCCAATTCTAGAAGCCGTTACTTCCGAGTTTACACGAAAATTTCTGACAAAAACTGCTCGGACTCAAGGACAAAAACTTGTGGCCTACAGAGATCCATTTAAACTAGTTCCAGTTGAGCAGCTAGCTAGTATTGCAGACACATTCTCACGTAATGCTATTCTCACTCCAAATGAGATTCGTGGAATTATTGGATTTAGTCCAAACTCCAGTCCTGATGCTGATCAACTTGCCAACCGTAATATTGCGGACGTTAATCAGGCTACAGCTCTTGCCGATCCAACAGGATTTGATACTGGGTCACTCACGCCCCCAGCTGCAGATAGTCAAAATGGTGAATAAACTCATAGAAAGGAAGGATCTAGATGAAAGATTATGATTTCGCAGGATGGGTTACAAAGAATGATATCCTGTGTGCTGATGGTGTAGTCATTAAGCATGATGCTTTTCTAAGCAATGCTGATAAGGTTGTCCCATTGGTTTGGGAGCACGACTCGAATACTCCATCAAACGTATTGGGTCATGTGAACCTTTCGAATGAGGATGAGGGTGTGTATGGTTATGGGCATTTCAATGATACCGATGAAGCTAACCACGCTCGTTCTTTAATCGAACACGGAGACATTAGTGCAATGTCCATTGCTGCCAACCATGTTCAACGGGCGTCCAACGGTCATGACGTAATTCATGGAAATATTTATGAAGTAAGTCTTGTTCTTGCTGGTGCGAACCCTGGTGCATTAATTGACACCGTTGTTAAACACTCTGCAACAGGAGATAATGAAGAAGGCATCATTTATCCAGGAAACCTGATTCATTCAGCCAATGATGTACTTAATAAAAAGGAGGAATCACCAGATATGAATACTGATGACCAAAAGAAGAAACAACAAGATGATCCAGAAACAACAGATACGGACCAAAAACAAGTACCACCTACATCAACAGATACAAGTGACGATGATAAGACTATTGCAGACGTTTACAATGCAATGACTGACGAGCAAAAGATGACTGTTGAATCGTTAATTGCCATGGCTATTGAAGACACAGCTACAAACAACTCTGACAAACCAGATGATGGTGATGACAAGCCTGAACCTGTGTCACAAGACACATCTGAAGATGATACAAAAACTGTCGACAAAACTAAGTTAAAAAAAGGAGATACAACAATGACACACAACGTATTTGAATCTGGCTCACAAGGTGAAACACTAACACATTCTGATCTTAACGATGTTCTAGCTGATGCTAAGGATTTAGGAACATTAAAGGATTCTATTATTAAGCACTCAATCACAAATGTTGAAAAATTATTCCCTGAAGCACAAAACATCACAGGTGCTCCCGTTCTTTATCATGCTGGACAAGGTAATGCTGATAAGATTGTTAATGGAATTTCTAAATCACCATTCTCAAGAGTTAAGACATTTGTAGCCGACTTAACACCTGCTACTGCTCGTGCCAAAGGTTATATTAAAGGTAAAGAAAAGCTTGAAGAAGTATTCCCTATCTTGACACGTACAACAGAACCACAAACTGTCTACAAGAAACAAAAGTTAGATCGTGACGACATTGTTGACATTACTGACTTTGATACTGTTGCCTGGATCAATGGTGAAATGAGAGAAATGCTTAACGAAGAAATTGCTCGTGCTATCTTAGTTGGTGATGGTCGTGAAGTTACAGCTGAAGACAAGATCAAGGCTGATAAGATTCGTCCAATTCTTACTGATGATGACCTATACACAATCAAATCAGAATCACCAGACGTTGCTTCATTAATTGAAACAGTTATTAAAGCGATGGCTGACTACCAAGGTTCAGGTGTTCCTTCACTATTTATCAACCCACACACATTGGCAGATCTTAAGTTGCTTAAAGCTAATGATGGTCGTTTCCTATTTGGTGACATTCCTTCAGACGTTAATATTGCAACTCGTCTTGGGGTTAAGGAAATTGTACCAACAACATTCTTAGCGGAAGGTCAAATGATTATTGTCAATTTAAGTGACTATACTGTTGGTTCAACTAAGGGTGGAGAAGTTACATCATTTGATGACTTTGATATTGACTTTAACCAATACAAGTACCTAATTGAAACACGTCTATCTGGTGCCTTGACAATCCCACATGCTGCTATTGCTGTTACTGTTAAGGCTGCAGCTTCTGGATCTGAAGCCTAAGGATTAAGTCAAAATGGCTAGATTCTCTGGAGTAGTCGGATATGAGTCAGAGCCAAAGCTTGTGGATGGGATTGCCACAACATCATATGATGAGCGTCAAATGCGTGGAGATGTTCTGAACTATACTCAACAGATGGAACCTTCACAAACTGCATATGACGATGTAACCTTGTCTAATAGGATTAGTATTGTGGGTGACAAGTATGCTTTTCTGCATTGCTCACAGATACGATACGTAGTCTTTGAAGGACAAAAGTGGAAGGTGACATCAATGACTGTTGCCCGTCCACGTATTATATTATCAGTAGGAGGAATATGGAATGGAGCGTAGAACATACATTGAGAATTTGCTAAATACCTATGCAGATCGTGTCTACTTTCAACCTGCAGCGAATATAGCCCTCACCTATCCTTGTATTGTATACACTATTGCAAACCATATGGTAGTCTATGCTGATAATAAGGCATATACATCGGTTATTGCATATGACGTAACATACATATCTAAGGACCCAGAGCCCGATATTCCGTTTAAGATGATTGATGAAATACCTTATGCTAGTTTTAAGACATCATTCATTGCAGATAACTTGAATCACATAGTATTTACAATTTATATGGATAAAAATGAAGGAGCGTAATACACATGGTTAAAATTGCTTGGGACGAAAAAGGAAAGCACACTTATGAAACAGGTACTGATCACGGTGTCTTGTATGCTGTCGATGAAGATGGCACATACGGGAAAGGTGTTGCTTGGAATGGTTTAACTAAAGTAACTGAATCACCAGAAGGTGCTGAAGCTACTGACATTTATGCTGATAATATTAAATACCTATCATTGCTATCAGCTGAATCACTAAAGGGTACAATTGAAGCATACACATACCCTGATGAATTTGGTGAATGTGACGGTACTGCTGACTTAGTTGCAGGTGTAACAGTAGGTCAACAAACTCGTAAAATGTTCGGATTCTCATATCGTACACTTGAAGGTAATGATACCAAGGGCGATGCATACGGGGAAAAGATTCACTTGATTTATGGTGCCAAAGCTTCACCATCAGAACGTGCTTATGAAACTGTTAATGACTCACCAGCTGCTGTTACATTCTCATGGGCATTTACAACAACACCTGAAGAAGTTGATGACGCTCATAAGCCAACTGCATCTATTACTTTAAGTAAAGATAAGACAACTCCTGAAATTTGGAAGACTCTTACAGATACACTATACGGATCAGATGCTAATACAGAAGCTAAGTTGCCAACACCTAAAGAACTACTTTCTTTGTTGAAAATACCAGCTCCAACTGGCGACGCTGGCTCAGAAGCTTAATACAATTAGAAGAGGGATATAATAATGATTAAAGAAGATATTAAATACGTAGATTTTAATGGAAATGAACAAGTAGAAACTGCATATTTCAACATGAATAGATTGGAAGCTTCACGTATTCAAGCTCGTATTGGTGGAGACATTCAATCTTATGTTAAGAAATTAGTTGACTCAAAAGATGTAGATAAGATGTTGAACTTTATGGACGAATTAATCCTTGACTCATATGGTCAACGTTCAGAAGATGGTAAACGTTTCATTAAGAACGCTGAATTGAAGAAACAATTCTCAGAATCTGCAGCATATGCAACTTTCTTTGAAGGACTGCTTAATGATCCTAAGAAAGCAGAAGTATTCGGTAAAGGAGTTGCTTCAGCCCCTGCACAATTATCAGTAGTAGAAGGAGGGAACAACAATGCTTAAATTCGTTGACCTTTCATCATATAATCCAATTAGTGATGCGACCCTACCAGGTGTTGATGGAAGTATTAGTAAGGCAACACAAGGCACATGGTATGTTAATCCTAGTTGTAATGCTCAATATGACGCTGCTAAAAATGCAGGGAAATTGTTAGGATTATATCACTATGCTGAAGGTGGAGATCCAGTCGCTGAAGCCAACTATTTCGTAGCATCAATTAAGAACTACGTTGGATCGGCTGTATTGGCTCTTGACTGGGAACAAGGAGAGAATAAAGCTTGGGGTAATACCTCATGGGCACTCAACTTTGTTAGACGAGTACATGATTTGACAAATGTTTGGCCTCTTGTCTATGTGCAAGCTTCTGCAATTTCACAAGTAGCGAGTTGTGCTCCTTATTGTGGATTATGGATTGCGGGTTATCCGACAGATGCTGCTACTTGGACGGTTCCAAACTTTATCTATAAGACGTCTCCTTGGCCTTATTATACCCTCTGGCAATTCACATCTTCAAAAGGTAAACTTGATCGAAACGTAGCAAACATTTCAGCAGAAGGTTGGAAAGCACTTGCCAAACCATCTCAAACTGAAAGTAAACCAGACGTTTCAACTAAACCTATTCCAAATCCAGCAACCGAGAACATTGAGAAGATTGCAAACGAAACAATTTGGGGTAAGTATGGTTCAGGTCAAGATCGTATCAATAGTTTAGGAAAGTATTATGACGCAGTTCAAGCGGTTGTCAATTATGCCCTTGGCTCATCTAATGCTGACACTTTAAATCGCGCATTGGCTAAAGCAATTAAGGCTGGTGTATGTGGAGTAGGAGATTTCCGTAAAGCATTCTTAGGACGTTACTATGATGGCGCTCAAAAGTATGTCAATCTCGGATATTAACTACTTCGTTAGGGGTCCTAGGACTCCTATTTTTTTCTGAAAAAGGAGAGCAGCATGTTTGAATATACGTTTAAGAAGAAAGATTATTTCAATTCCCATAGTGAGCAGTTCGAGTCCGCTGAAGGAACATACCAGTTCGAGTTGTCGTTGAAGACTATTGCTGAGTGGGAATCAAAAGAGTGCAAGCCATTCTTTACAACTAAGTTGACAACAGATACATTGGTTCCATTGATCCAAGAGATGTGCACAACCAAATTCCCAACTGAGTTGATGGATGATACCTTTATCTCAGAGTTGTCATCATACATTACAGAATCACACACAGCTACAACCATACATTCAGAACCTGAAACTCCTTCATCAAATGGGTCGTATATGACAAGTGAATTAGTGTATGCCATGATGTTTGAATTGCACATTCCACTTGCCTGCGAGGTATGGAACATAAATCGTCTTATGACATTAATTCGTGTAATGCAAATACGTGCTCAACCACAGAAGAAGATGGGTTCTGCTACAGTGGCGGAACGTAACCGTGCATTAAACGCACAACGTCGAGCCCAATTGAAAACGAAAGGATAGTCGCTTATGAAAATTGATATAAGCATTCCAAAATCAGAGTTTGCTATTGAGCGCTGGTTGAAAAAAGTACAGACACGGAGTCCTGCTGGACCCCTTCGTGATTTAGGTCAAAATGGGGTAAAAAACCTTAGTAGTTTAACTCCTGTTGATACTGGTGAAACAGCGTCACATTGGTCTTATCAAGTAAACAAGTCTTCAGGAGGTTATCAACTGTATTGGAAGAATGATGCACATACAGAGACAAGTGCAAACGTTGCAATGCTAATCCAGTATGGTCACGGTAATGGTCATGGTGGTTACATACCCCCAAGAGATTACATTAATCCTGCCCTTCGCCCAATCTTTACGACGGGGGTTGACAGGATGTTAAAGGAGGTGCTTAAATGAGCCGTCCAGTTGATGATAAAATTGTAAAACTATCATTAAATAATTCTGATTTCCTAAACAAAGTAAAGTCATCAATTAGTGCTTTCTCAACATTAACAAATGCATTTAAAAAGGTCTCAGGTGGACTGGACTTTGGTAAGGCAGAGTCGTCTCTACGAGGAGTCAGCAAAGCAGCAACTGATGTAAACATTTCAAAGATTGGTGACGACGCCGGGGTTGTCCAAACTAAATTCTCGGCATTAAGTGTTGTCGCGATGACCGCACTGTCCAATATCACAAGCAGGGCTATGTCTGCAGGATCAGCTTTGGTGAAGTCATTTGCTATTGAGCCAATTTTATCTGGATTTAATATGTATGAAAGCAAGTTGAAAGCCATTCAGGTTATCCTTGCCAATACAGAAGGTAAATCTAATCTTAATGATGTAACAAAGTCCTTAGGTGAGTTAAATGATTATGCTAATAAGACTATTTACTCATTTGAAGACATGACAACGAACATGGGTACTTTTACAGCTGCTGGTGTTGACTTAAAGACGTCACAGATTGCCATTCAAGGTATTGGTAACTTGGCTGCTTCATCAGGTTCATCTACACAACAAGCGGCCATGGCCATGTATCAATTATCACAAGCTATTGCTGCTGGTAAGGTTGGTTTGCAAGACTGGAACTCTGTTGTTAATGCAGGTATGGGTGGTAAGAAATTCCAAACCGCCTTACAAAACACAGCTAAAGCAATGGGTAAGAACGTTGACACTTCTAAATCGTTCCGTGAGTCATTACAGGACGGCTGGTTGACGACTGATGTTCTTATGAAGACACTTCAAGAGTTTGCCAATGATAAGTCAATGCTCAAAGCCGCTACTCAGGTTAAGACGTATAGTGACTTGATGGATACGGTTGAAGATGAGCTTAAGTCCGGTTGGTCGCAAACCTTTGAATACCTTATTGGTGGATTTACAGAAGCTCCTAAGCTATGGACTGGTATTTCAAATGTTGTAACTGGAGCAATCCAAAAACAAGCAAATGCACGTAATGAATTAGCTAAAGGGTTTGTTGAGTTAGGTGGACGATCTGCTGTCATCACAGGTTTATCGAATACCTTTGAAGGTCTTGGTAAAGTTATTACAACCGTTCAAAAGGCATTCAGAGATGTATTTCCACCTGCCACAGCTCAAGGATTATCTAATGCTGCAAAAAGCTTTGCCAGTTTCTCAAAGCATTTAATAATGTCTGATTCAACGGCTTCTAAAGTTCGTGCTACGTTTAGAGGCTTGTTCTCAGTTATTGATTTGGGAATTAAGGTTGTTACAACTATTGGTAAAGCCTTTATTGGTCTTATTCCAAGTGGACTAGGTAGCGGACTTCTATCTGTTACTTCTGCAATCGGTGATATGATAACAGGCTTTGATCGAGCAGTAAGTTCGTCTGATGGATTGAGTAAGAGTGCTTCAGGAATTGGTAAGTCATTCTCAGCTCTTGGACAAATCATTCAAACTGGTGTTGGTATAGCTATTGATGCACTTAAGAATCTAGGTACTCTAATTGGTAAAGTTGCTGATGCTACGGCTCCTGGATTACAGAAAATGGCTGATCAATTTGGTAAGACAGTTGGTCACATGGATATTACGAAGCTGTTTGGTGCTGCCGGAATTGGAGCAATTGTAGGAGCTGCAACTAAGTTTACTAAGAGTTCAGATGAAATTAAGGATGCTCTTAAAGGTTTACTTGACTCATTCAAATTACCTGAGAAGTTTGCAGATAACTTTACGTCAATTAAGGATAGTCTTGTTGGATTGCAACGTGCTGTTAAGGCTGCTACTCTTGTAGAAATTGCTGCAGCGATGGTTGCTATGGCTGTTGCTATGAAGCTAATTCAAGGATTAAGCTTTACTGATATCTCTAAAGGTCTTGAAGTTGTAGGTGTGTCAATGCTTATGCTTACAAGAGCTTTGAAAGCCATATCGTCCTTTGAGTTCGTTGGGACAAGTGCCTTTAAATCTGCTATTATGATAACAAGTTTAGCAAACGCCTTAATGGTCCTTGCTATTGCCTTAAAACTTATGTCAACAATTGATCCCGTATCTATGGCTACTGCTTTAATTGGTTTAGCTGCATCATTAACTTTATTGGTTGTTGGTCTGAAAGCCATATCTAAGATAAAAGGTGTTGATCCGAGTGCAGGTAGCTCACTAATAGCAATGGCGTCGGCTTTAGTCATCATGTCGGGTGCTGTAGCAATTATGGGTGCATTGCCTCTTGAGAACATGGTACAAGGTCTTGCCGGGTTAGCAGTTGTATTAAGTGAAGTTGCAGTATTCTGTCTAACCGTGTCTAAGGTGGGTATTAAACCATCAATGGCTGTTGGATTAAACCTTGTTGCTACATCAATGGTCATAATGTCTGGGGCTGTAGCTGCTTTAGGTGCTATTGATATGGACAATATGATACAAGGTCTTTCAGGTCTTGCTGCCGTTCTAGCGGAAATAGCGTTATTCTCAGCTGTAACCAAAGGTCTCAACTTGATGAGTGCTGCTGCTGGATTGGTACTAACTGCTACTGCCTTAAATCTTATGGTTGTTCCAATTGCTGCTCTTGGGGCAATGGATCCTATGAAGATGGCCACTGCGTTACTAGGATTGGCGGTTGCATTAGCTGAAATGGTAGTTGCTATGGCTGCTGCTTCAGGTGGTCTAGCAGGTGCTGCGGCTATTGCTGTTATGGCTGGTGCTATAGCATTACTAGCTCCACCTCTTAAGATCTTATCAACTATTCCTTTGGCTGGTATGGCAGTTGCCCTAATTGGTTTAGCAGGTGCATTCACAATTATGGGTGTTGCATCACGTCTTATTGGGGTTGCTGGGGCCGCATCGTTGTTAGCATTCTCAGTTGCCATTGGATCATTAGGTCTTGCAATTGGTGCTATTGGTTTGGTATTAACTGGATTTACGTCAGCTATTGCCCTACTTGCTTCAATGACTGCTGCTTCTATTGCTGCTGTTATTGCATCACTCGGACTATTATTGCAAGGTCTTACAACACTTATTCCTCAGATGGTAACGTTTGGTGTGACGGTGGTTACGTCTCTAGCTCAAGGTATTGCAGAAGCTGCACCATCTATTGCCAATTCAGGTATGCAACTTATCATTGGATTGATTGGTGCAATTGCTGACAATATTTATCAATTGGCTACTGTTGCTGTTGAGTTAGTTGCAAACTTTGCTGCGGCTATTGCTGAGAATGCGGGTACATTGATTGATGCTGGTGTTAATTTAATACTATCATTGGTTAATGGTATGGCTAATTCGTTACGTGAGAATGGTCAACAACTTGTCGATGCAGTAATGAATTTAATTGAAGCAGTCCTTGAAGTTGTTATTGACGGACTTGCTAAGATTGTTGATGTCATGTTTGGATGGATCCCAGGTATTAAGGGAGTTACATCTGACTTAGGTACACAAGCTAAAGAAGGATTACGATCTGCCTTTGATATTGATACAGTTGCTACCGAGAAAGGTGGACAATTTAGTGCCAATGTTGCAGGACAGGCGGGTAATGCATCTGCCGCAGGTGGAGTCTTAGGTAATGGTGCTAAAAATGGTGCTATGAGTGCTGATCTTGCTGGAGCAGGTAGTCAAAAGGGTGGACAATTTAGTAATGGTGTCTTCTCAATGACAGGAGCTGCACACTCGTCAGGTAACTCTATTGGTAACGGTGCCTTAGGTGGTGCCAATAGTGTATCATTGAATGGTGCAGGATCAAAAGCAGGTGGACAATTTAGTAATGGTGTTGGTAGCAAGAAAGGTGCCGCTAGAACACAAGGTGCTGGACTTGGTAACAATGCTAAGACTGGATCGCACGTCTCATTACATTCTGAAGGATCATATGCTGGTTCAGGATTCGTTAGTGGATTAAGTAGCTGGGTTGATAAGGCTGCTAGTGCTGCACGAAGTCTTGCTAGTGCTGCGTCAAGTGCCATCAGAAAGGCTATGAAGATTAAATCACCTTCACGTGTTATGATGGGCATTGGTGGTTATGTTGGTGAAGGTTTCGCAATAGGTATTACCAACCAACAAGGAACTGTTGTTCAATCTGCTAATCGTTTATCAGACGCAACATTAGGTGCCTTTGGTGACTTAGGAGATCGTCTACAAGCTTTGGTTGATGATAAGATGGACCTTTCACCAGTTATCA